AAATTCAACCACAATTTTTAAAATATATTTTCTAAAATTAAATAAATCTTCAAATTTTAGAAAATATATTAGTAGAATTCTAAATTTTGATAACTATAAGTAATAAATTAACTATTAAATTTAAAATTGTTTTAAAATTCTTAAATTTTTTTATAATACACCTGAAATTATTTTAAAATTCTAACATTTTTAACAATAAAAATATAATATTAATAAACTTTTAAGATATATTATATTTTTACAATAATATTGATATATATATATATATTTGTTAAAGCATTATAAATATTACTTTATAAAAAATAAAATAATATTTATTTTTTATAAATTATATTTTTATCAAATATTTTATTAAAAAATTTATAAAATTTTAATTATTATTTTTTTATTATTTTTTTATTACATAATTATTATATACTTAAGTAATAAAAAAGTGAGAATTTTAAAATCATTTTAGGTGTAAAAAGTATAATCATAGATTTTTATTACATAATTTTATAAAATTTTAATTATTATTTAAAAATATTAATGTATACTTAAAATAACTTTTTATTATAAAATATTTTATAATTTAATTCTTTAATAAAAAGATGTCCAAAAATCATAAATTAAGGATTGGTATACATATTCTTAATAATCTGTATACGGATATGCAAAAGTGAGAAAAAATATTTTTAGATATTTTCATTAAAAATTGTGGTTGAATTTTTAAAATATATATTTTTATAAAATTAAAAATAACAATAAAATATAAAAGTATAGAATTAATATTGATAAATATACAATATAAATAAATTATAAAATTCAACCACAATTGTGGTTGTGGTTGAATTAAAAAAAAATTTTGATTTCAAATTTTTAAAAATTTTTTTTAAAAATTTAATTTTTTTTTTTCAATTTTATTTTTTAAAAATTTGAAATCAAAATTTTTTTTTAATTCAACCACAACCACAATTGTGGTTGAATTTTATAATTTATTAATATTGTATATTTAACAATATTAATTCTATACTTTTATATTTTATTGTTATTTTAAATTTTATAAAAATATATATTTTAAAAATTCAACCACAATTTTTAAAATATATTTTCTAAAATTAAATAAATCTTCAAATTTTAGAAAATATATTAGTAGAATTCTAAATTTTGATAACTATAATTTAAAATATATATTTTAATAATATAACATAATGAATTATTCATGTATAAGATGTGGTTATAATACAAATTTCAAGGCAAATATGAAATCACATTTAGATAGATTAAAAAAATGTCCTAAAAATATAAGTTGTATCGGTAAAGATGATAATGAATTATATAATATGTCATTAAATCCGAATAAAAATAAATTAAATAATAATTTTAATTGTAAAATATGTAATAAAAGTTATTCAAGAATAGATTCATATAATAGACATTTAAAAAAATGCAATAATGAAAAAGTTAATAATATAATAAATATATCATATGGTGACACAATAAATAATAATATAAATAATAATAATATAAATAATAATATAAATAATAATATAAATATTTATATTATACCATTTGATAATAATTGGTCTATCGAGCATATAAATAATAAAGATAAATGTCATATTGTTAGTTCATTAATGAAATATACAACTTTATTAAATGAATTATTAGAAAATAATGAAAATCTAAATGTAATTGTGGAAGAAAATACAAATGAGGCATTAGTATTTAAAAATAAAGATGAAAAATATATTAATATTAAAAAAAAAGATTTATATAGTAAAACAATGAAAGAATTAAAAAATATTTTAATAGAAATGACAAATGAAATTATAAATTCTAACGATTCTAATATAAATTATTCAACAATTTTTAGAAATAGTCTAAAATCAGAATTATTAACAATAATAAAGAAACATGAAGATTATGAAAAAATAATGAAATACGGAATAATGCAAATATTTCATTAGAAAAAATTTTTATAAATAAAAAGAATGATGCTGAAATGATTGCCAAAAAAATTATAGAAAGTAATGGATATTAAAATCTTATCTAAAATAATAATTAACAGAATTTTTTTACATCGCAATCAATGCTAAAAACTTTTAATATAATAAATTAACAATAATATTAAAAAAATAAATTTTAAATTATATTTTCATAATTAAATATTTTTATATTTATTAAATATATTATCCTATTTTATTATGTTATTATATAACAATATAATTGATAAACAAATAATATTGTTATATAATAACATAATAAAATATTATTAAATTTCTAGCATTGATGACTTAAGTGTAAAATATTTTATAATTAAATTCTTTAATAAAAAGGTGTCCAAAAATCCTAAATTCGGGTGTATAAGAATGTATATTTGTTTTTAAATTATTATATTAGTAATTTTATATTTTTAATTGATTTTTTATTCCAAATAACACCGTTAAACTCTCTCCAATATTCAAAATAATTTAAATAAAAATTTATATATTTAATTGTATCTTCATTTAATCCACTTTTTAATCCATCTTTTATATATTGTTTTTCAAAACCTTCATTTAATGCTAAATTTATTGTAGATTTATTTTTAATATTTGTATTGAAATATTTTGAAAGTAGTTTATTGGATCCAATATGTTTTATATGAATTTTTTTAAGTCTTAACATTTTATGTATATCAGAATATAATTTTGGATATATTATTAGTCCATCATATAATTTTTTTATTTCTATCCAATTTAAATTTATTTTTTTATCTTCATTTGAGTATAAAAATTTTTTTAAAAATTCATAAAATTCATCTAAATTATTTATATACAAAATATTTTTATTCAATAATTCTATTTTATAAATATGATCATTGTCTTTATGAAAAAAACCAGAATAAAAATCATATTTTGTATCATCAAATCTATATTTAATCCAATTATATCCATAACTTATCCATAAACCATTTGGTTTACCACTAAATTCTAAATTATTATTATTTGATATCATAATCATCGGATTTTTATACTTAGTAATTATTTTAATAAGTTTATTTATTTTTTGTAATCTATGAAAATTTTCATAAAAATAATTTAATTCTTCTTCCATATAAATTATATATTATTTTTTTTTGGTTTTATAACTTTATTTGTAATAAATATATTTTATAATAATAAATATTTAAAAATATAATAATTTATTAATTTATTAATAAAACTTATATTTAATAAATTATTATACTTAAATTTTGATTTAAATAATGAAAATATAAATAAATAAAAAAGTACATATATTAAATAATATTTATATTATTAAACTGTTGCATAATTCAATATCAGTAAATTATTGATAAAATAAAAATATTTTTTTTATAAATTACAATTAAAAATATATATTATTTTTTTGGTTTTATAGCTTTATTTGTAATAAATATAATTATAACAATAAGTATAAAAAAATATAATAATTTATTAATAAAACTTATATTTAATAAAATATTATATTTAAATTTTTGATTAAAATTATGAAAATATATAAGTTCTTATTTTATCAATTAAAATATAAATAAATAAAAATATACATATATTAAACAATATTTTTATAATATAAACAATATTTATATTATAAAAAAAATAAAAAATTTCTTTTTTTATAAAATAAAACTATTATTTTCATTGATTTTTTATAAAATAATAATATTATTTTATTGATATATTTATTGATACTCAAATTATGAAACAGCTTATATATAAAAATAAAACTATTATTTTTCATTGTTTTTTTATAAAATAATAATATTATTTTATTGATATATTCTTTGATATTCAATTATGAAACAGCTTAGTAGATTATTTTTTTTTAAATAGTTATGTTAAATCAATATTAAAAATTGTATTGATTTAACATAACTTTTATAAAAAAATATTTAAAAATAGGAAGGTAGATATAAGAAACCTAGATTTTATGTTAATATATATCCACAATATCTGTAAAATTAATATTATATGTACTACATATATTCAATAATCGCGTTGGATGAAATATTTTTTCAACCATCTCTTTAAAAATTATTTTACCTTTTAATTTATTTAAATTTAATTTTTTAATATATTGATTAAAATTATATTTTTCACAATGTTTTAAAATTAAATTATGTTTATTATATGATATAAAAAAAGGTTTATTATCATAAAAATAACCAATTAAAATATCTTCATTTAATTTTAAATTTTCAGTAGGAAAAGATTCATGTAATATTAGTTCATATATTTGATTCGGAATATTATTATTATTTAATTCATGATTAAAATATTTTCCAAAAAAAAGATGGGTAACAGAATTTGGTATATCACCATCTTTTAAAGGTTGATTAAAATATTTTCCAAATGTAAGATGAGTAACAGAATTTGGTATAATGCCTTCTTCTAAAGGTTTATTAAAAAAATTAAACGTAAGACGGGTAACCATGTTAGGTATAATTCCTTTTGTTAAAGATTTATTAAAATAACCGCCAAAAGTAAGATGAGTAACATATTTTGGTATATCTCCTTTTTTTAATTTTTTATTAAAATTTTCTCCAAAATAAAGATGAGTAACAGAGTCTGGTATACTTCCTTTTTTCAAAGATTGATTAAAATACCATCCAAAATTTAGATAAATAACAGAGTTTGGTATATCTCCTTCTTCTAAAGGTTGATTAAATAAAGATTCATTTACAAAAATAATATACTTAACAGAATTAGGTATGATGCCTCTTTTTAATGGTTGATCAAAATAACAACCAAAAATAAGATGAGTAACTGAATTTGGTATATCCCCTTCTTTTAGAACTTGATTAAATTCATGTCCAAAAGTAAGATGAGTAACCGAATTTGGTATATCCCCTTCTTTTAATATCTGATTAAAATTACTTCCGAAAGTAAGATGTGTAACAGAATCTGGTATAATTCCTTTTTTAAGTGGTTGATTAAATAATCCATAAGCAACAAAAGTATTTTCAAAATATTGCATATATTCATTTTCAATACATGCATCATTATCATATTTTTCTTTTAATTCTTTATCTTCTTTACTTATAATACCAAATGTAAGATGAGTGACCGTATTAGGTATATCACCTTCTTTTAATATTTGATTAAATTCATATCCAAATTCAAGATGAGTAACAGAATTTGGTATTATTCCTATTTTTAAAGGTTTATTAAAATCATACCCAAATATGAGATGAGATACCTTGTTAGGTATAACACCTTCTGTCAGATATTGATTAAAGCTATATCCAAAAGTAAGATGAGTTACAGAATTAGGTATAATTCCTTTTTTTAAAGGTTGATTAAAATGATCTCCAAATGCAAGATGGGTAACCATAGTAGGTATATCTCCTTCTTTTAATAGTTGATTAAATAATGATATTAGCGAAGGAAAAATTACATATATGCCATCTTTTTTCTTACATTTTCCAAAACTAAGATGAGTAATAGAATTTGGCAATGATTTATTTATTAATGCTTGATTAAAACTATATCCAAAAGTAAGATGTGTAACCATGGTAGGTATAATTCCTTCTTTTAAAGGTTGATTAAAGTTATATCCAAAAGTAAGATGTGTAACCATGGTAGGTATATCCCCTTCTTTTAAAGGTTGATTAAAGTTATATCCAAAAGTAAGATGTGTAACCATGGTAGGTATATCCCCTTCTTTTAAAGGTTGATTAAAGTTATATCCAAAAGTAAGATGTGTAACCATATTAGGTATATCCCCTTTTTTTAAAGGTTGATTAAAATCATCATCAAAAGTAAAATGATGTATATCATTTAATATTTGATTATTATATATAACTTCATTATATAAAAGTGATATATACAAATCTTTATTCATATTTTAAAATTAATTATGAACTGGACATATTATAATAAATATTTAAATAAAAAAAATCAATTTTTATTTTTAAAATATTTATTTTATTAAAATGAAAATTAACTTAAAAAAATATTAATTAGTATAATTAATCATATAATGGAATCCGAAACGTACGCTTTTTCTGCAGATATTAATCAATTGCTATCATTAATTATTAATACATTTTATTCAAATAAAGAAGTTTTTTTGAGAGAATTAATTTCAAACGCATCAGATGCACTTGATAAAATAAGATATCAAAGTTTAACCGATAATAGTGTATTAGATAGTGAAAAAAACTTAGAAATTAGAATTTCTTTTGATAAAGAAAATAAAAGGTTGATTATTCAAGATACAGGTATTGGAATGACAAAGGATGAACTTATTAAGAATCTTGGAACCATTGCTAAATCTGGGACAAAAGCATTTATTGAGTCATTAAGTGCAGGTTCAGATGTATCTATGATTGGTCAATTTGGAGTAGGATTTTATAGTGCATATTTAGTAGCAGATAAAGTTGAAGTTATTTCAAAAAATAATGGAGATTCTCAATATAAATGGGAATCCACCGCAGGAGGCTCATTTGTAGTATCTCATGATAATTCATTTGATATAAAAAGAGGAACTGCGATTATTTTATATTTAAAAGATGATATGCATAGTTATTTGGAAGAAACGACTATTAGAAATTTAATTAAAAAGCACAATCAATTTATTGATTTTCCTATTTATTTGCAAACAATTAAGACACGTACAGTGGACGATGATACAGTAGAAGAAGTGAATAATGATGAAGTTAAAGTAGAAGATGTAGAAGAAACAACGGAAAAAAAGACAAAAACGGAAAATTATGAAGATTGGGAGTATATAAATCAGGAAAAACCAATATGGAGACGTGAAGCTAAAGATATTACAACTGAACAATATGCAAGTTTTTATAAAGCAATCTCGAATGATTATGATGATCATTTGGAAGTAGTACATTTTTCAGTTGAAGGACAGCTTGAATTTAAGGGTATTTTGTACGTTCCAAAAAGAGCCCCTTTTGATTTATTTGATAATGCAATTAAAAAACCAAATAATATTAAATTATATGTAAGAAGAGTATTTATTACAGATAATTGTGAAGATTTAGTACCGGAATATCTACGATTTATTAAAGGTGTAATTGATAGTGAGGATCTTCCATTAAATATTAGTAGAGAAACATTACAACAAAATAAGATTATGAAAGTTATTAAAAAGAATATTATGAAAAAATGTTTAGAATTATTTAGTACAATTAGTAATGATTACGATAAATACAATCAATTTTATGAACAATTTGGAAAGAATATTAAATTAGGAGTACATGAAGATTCAACAAATAGAGAAAAATTAGCTGCTTTTTTGCGTTATCAATCATCTAAAAGTGATATGATTTTAATATCTTTTGATGAATATATTAGTAGAATGAAAGAAGGACAAAAAGGTATATATTATATTACTGGAGAATCTAAAAAAGCGATTATTCACTCACCATTTTTAGAAAAATTAAGAAAGAGAGATATTGAAGTATTATATATGGTTGAACCATTAGATGAATATGTATCACAACAATTGAAAGAATATTCCGGACATAAATTTATTTGTATTACAAAAGAAAACTTACAATTAGATGATGATGAAAAAGAATCTTTTGAAGAAACTAAGAAAAATTATGAAAAAGTTTGTACCTATATGAAAACTGTATTAGGTGATGATGTTGAAAAAGTAGTAGTTTCAAATAGACTTGAATCATATCCTTGTGTATTAGTAACTGGAGAATATGGATGGACAGCAAATATGCAAAGAATTATGAAAGCACAGGCTTTAAGTTCAAGGGATCCTAGTATGGCAATGATGATGGCAAAAAAGACAATGGAAATCAATCCATATAATAGTATTATTAAACGTATTAAGGAAAAATTAGATGGAGAAAACAGTGAATCTAAGACATTAAATGATCTTATTCATTTATTATATGATGTTACTTTACAATCATCTGGTTTTACACTTGATGACCCATCCACATTTTCAAATAGAATTCTTAAATTAATTAATATTGGTTTAGGCGTAGAAGATAATGAAACATTCGATGAAACATTAGACGAAACAACAAATGTTGGAGAAGTAGAAAATGAATCAATTATGGAACAGGTTGATTAATTTTTTCGTTTACCATATAATTTAAAAAAAATGATAGTAAAAATATAATGAAAAAAAAAAATGATAGTAAAAATATAATGAAAAAAAAATTGTTATATTATTATCATAAGTTGTATATTGATACTATAATCTAAGAATGAATAGTAATACTGAACACGTAGCTATTAGGACACAATATCAAGTAGATATTTCGGCAATGCAACAAGAACGATGGCTTGCGGCACAAGAACACTGGCTCGCGGAACAAAGAGTATTCATGGAGAATAATCATGAAAAAAATTTCCGCATGCTAATTCAGAACGTGAAACAAAAGGTTCATGTACCAAAAGATGGTTGTGGTGTTTACGCATATTACGATTTTTTATCCGACGGACCAAAATTGAATATAGTATTACAAAATAAATACTTTCTAGTAGAATTAATAGCAGCAATATGTGCTGATTCTCTTTCTTTAGATAGTTCAAAGGTTCTCTTCAATAAAATCTGTGATTCCTATCTAAACCATAAAAAGTTGTTGAAGGAAACATACGGACTGTTAAAAGAATACATACTCGCCAAATACCGACTACATAAAGTAGTCAGAATCGGAGTTCTGGTTGTTATATGCCTACCTTTAGGTATGCAATCAGCATATCATTACAACATTGTCTGTCTAAAGACAAGAATGGTTTTAAACCTTCTAAAGTCTAAAATGCAACAATAAACTTAAAGAATACTACTTGAAAAAGATGCATTCTTTAAGTTTTTATAAAAATATAAATTTTAAACTCTTTATATGATAACAATAGGACACATGAATATAACCTTCTAGTTTTTTAGATACCTATGTCTATAAACTAAAAAATAAAATATATAATATTTAATAAAATTATATAATTTTATTAAAATCTTAGATTCGTGCATTGTGTGCAAAGGTGTAATATTTATTACAAATAAATGTATAAAACAAAAAAATATGTATTTTTAATTTATCAATAATTTACTAATATTGAATTATAAAACAACTTATATAATTATATAATTATTAAATATTTATATAATTATATAATAAAACTATCATTTTTCTTTGTTTTATTGATATATTATTAATACTCAAATAATAAACAGCTTATAAATAAATTTTATAAAGATTTAGTTATAAGAATATTATTATAGTCAGTCCAGTTTAAAATTGTAGTAAATTTTTAAAAAACCAGTTTTAATCAAGTCTGATATAAATAACTCTTTCGAGTCTATCTGTTTTATAACACTCTTAAAGAATGTTTACAGACAAATTAAAAAACC